GTGCTTGGATAGGAGTCTTTGATTTTTTGAATCCTGCCGGAGCATTGCCTGTAGTAAAACGGCTTAGTAAGCTCTTCATTGTATCTTCTTGCTCAGTGGTCATTTCGCCGGCAATTTTAATACGGAAGTCATACTTCTTTTTAGATTCAGTTAGGTGTTCTTTGAATGATTTCATAGTGTATTATTTATTAAGATTCTTTAGTTTTTCCAAGATGCTATTACGGTCTGTGATAATATATCCTTCACCCTCTACGGTATTTCCGTTGCCTTCACCGTGTTTTTTATCGATGGCTAGCTTTTTAAGCTGTAGATCAACCATCTTTAGCTTCTTGTCAATCTTGTTGGTTTTAGCTGTAATGGCAGCATTCATCATTTGTGCGGCTACTTCAAACATACGTGACCCATAACGTGCTTCTACATTCATACCCAGGTCCATTAGGTCGTCGTAGGCTTTTTCAGCTTTATCTGCAAGTGCATCTAACTCTGAATCACTGATATCTCCTAGTCCTTTTACACGAGGTAAAGCGGCGGCAATTTTATCAAATTCTTCTAACTTTTCTTCTAGATTAATTGTAGGCACCGGACTTACATCAACTGCTTCTGCGTGGATAACAGGCTCACTAGTAGGTTCTATGTTTAATAGTTCTTCTAACTTTTTGGTCATATTTTTACTTATTCCGTTTTCCACCATTCTGGAAAATATCACTCTCGTTGACAATCCTAAACTTAATACCCTGTTGACTGCACCAATCTGCGGCAGCTGACCATTTGGCTTGATTCTTAATAAACTGTGCTTGGTTGTAGGGATTCTTTCCAACTTTTTCTTTTAGTGTTTGATTAGCAGGTTTTATTTCTACAATCTCAACATGTTTTTTCATGTTCTTATCAACATAGGAAATTAGAAAATCAGGAACGTAAACTGTATGCTTACCAGTTAACGGATCTCTATAAGGTATCTTTACACTTTCGCTAGACCATTGTTGTATGCTAGGATTGTTATCACAGAAAGTCATAAACGTAAATTCCCACGAGCTTCTATATCTAGGAGCACTCTGTCCCATATATTTTTCAGGGTTTTTTATTTTATAAACCCCCTGGCTAAACTTTAAGCTCATACTGCTATGTTTCTTTGGATTTCAGGATGTGGTTGAGGTCTATTAGCGTAGCCTAGACTGCTACTTTTAAATCTATTGTAATTTAATATCTCAGATACTAGTCCAGATAATTGTACATCATCTAAGCCTTTTAATGTATCTAAAATTTGCATAGGATTGTAGTTGTCTTGTTTGGCTTGTCTAATAATAGTAACAGCAATAGATTCTGCGGCTACTTCACCAAAATCTCTATTGGTAAAATATCCCTTCATTGCAGCCAATACTGATGAGTTAATTTCAACTGGCATACTCATGTATGAATCAAATGCTTGAACAGTAGAGTCTTGAGATTTAACAACTGGAACGTTAGAATAATTTTGATTCATAATTATCTTTTAGGAGGAAATATAAGTGCGGCGGGGTTTGCTCTGATCTTTCCATCTACACTGGTATTAAAGGCTTTAAAGATGTTGATACCTACACCACCTGGTAAATTAAATACTCCCGGGTTGTATTCTGTACTCGGAGGGGTGTAATATTTTCCAGGAGCAGTTTTAGTTAATGCACCTAATGCACCTGCCGCAATGTTATATCCAGTGGCTTTAGTTCTTGTAATACCTTTTGTGTTTACATAATTCTTAGCAAGGATTGAAGCAATGTCTAATAGTGGATTAGGTGATTTGTATGAGCCGCCAACCTTACCAAATATTCTTTGTGCGCCAGGTTTATCAAAACCTGTTTCTTGTTTAATATAATAAGGATTGTTTATAGGGTTACCGGCAACTTGATAAGGGCTAGGAGTTTTGTCATAGTACACGCTTGTAAATCCTGGTGGATCTGATTCTCCAACAATCTGTCCATAGTCATATAAAACATTTTCGTAGGCAACCTGCATTCTATTTTGCATTACCTTACTACCTTCACTTTGATTTAATGAGTCATGTGCCCATTCTGTAATCTTAGGATTGATCAAAGTCATCTGAGTAAAATTTTGTTGATGTAAACTATAGATTTCTATAGAAGTAAGGAAAGGAACTTTAACTCTATTATCATAGATACCGTATTGATAATCTGTCTCACCGTACTTGGTATCTCTAAACTCCACAGGTACTTCACCGTTTGTGCCATAGGTGCTGTCTGCAAAATAATGTTTGTAATAGTTAATCCATAGTTTGTTGATAACATCAAAATTATCATCATGGAATTCTACGCCAACAGGAGTATAGGTTAATTTAGTAGGTACTACTGTTTTTCTATTGTACTGATTTAGTGTTTCAGTGGCAATTGTAAATTTAGGAAGGTCAACTTTCTTAACCAGTAATCCTACATCCATTGCACCAGTATTACGCCATTGCTGATCTATAATAGCGTCAGGGTTGATGTTAAAAACCACGTAATAAAGGAAACCTAATTTAGGAGAATATGCATAATTTTCGTCAACATATAGGCGACTAGCATGTTGGTAGTCTCTTAAATTTGTATTTCCTGTTGACGATAAAAAATTATTAAATGCGTTACTCATACAAATATTTAGTCAAATAAAAAGCTCGGGGTTTTATGCCGAGCTTTATTTTAGTTATTTTAACTATTAACCTGTGGTTAGACCCTGTGCGCCTGCTGGTCTTACAACACGACCTACATCTAAACCAATTCCACTGGCTGTGCCGCCTGGAGCATCTAGTTGAATAGCATTATCATAAGTGATAGTTAGTGCAATATCCATTGGATTAGTTGCGTCTGAATAGTCACCACCTTGATAAGTAGCCTGTTTAATAAAACATCCTAAGAATTCAAAACTTTCTAATGTAACTGGTTCAAAGGCGCCGTTACCACCGTCAAGCATTTCGACACGCATTCTGAATTTATAGTCAATACCGCTGGCAGCACCGCTTTGTTCAAAAAAGTCGAATTGTTTCTGTAGCTGTTCACCAACCTTGCGGCTAACAACACCACTTGCATCATCACGAATAGTTAATTTTGCATCTGCAAAATTATGCTTACCTAATAACTTAACTGTGCTATTATAAACAGGTAGTTTAATTTCTTCAAATGTAACATCAGGACGACTAACGTTCATTACCTGCTTAGTTAGTTCAGTTGTAGGTTGCCCTGGGACACCAAATTGATCTAAAGTAACACGGAAGCGATACTTTAGTTTTGGCATCAACAGACCTTGTGTAGTAGAAGCTTGGCTTCCACTAATAGGTACTGTGAATCTTGATAAACTTGCGATTGGCATATAAATGCTCCTTATTCTTTGTATTTACCTATTATAGTCCGGCTGCAATGTCACCAGTATTTTTCAAGCGTAGTGGAATATAAATGTATTCAATGGCTTTTACTGGCTCAATGGCAATGTCAACATACAACTCATTTCTGTCAATTCTAGAAGGAGTGTTGTTTGTCTCATCACAGACTATAACATAATCATATAGTGCTCTTTGTCCTACTAATTCTAGCATTAGACTTTCGGCCGCTGCTTTAATTTCACGACGTGTCTGAGCATCGTTGGGTTCAAACAAGAATGGTCTTGCAAGAACATCTAGCTGTTTACGTAGATAGCAAACTAAACGTGCTACGTTGATTCTATCTAATGCGCTGGCATTTCTAGCACGAGTGCGTTGACCGTAGGCCAATACACCAACACCAGTTAATGTTGCGATTGGGTTAATCTTAACATCATCGAGTACGTCACGTAAATTCTGTGGTAATGCTGTAGATTTAAATTCGCCTTCAGCAGTAATATATCCAACTGCTGTAGCATTATCAACTCCACCACGTCTTGTACCTGCTGGTGCAAACCATGGATAGCTCTTAGCATCACTGTTAATGATTGTACGTATCATCATGTGACTTGCTGGAACAACAATGTTGTTACCTGCGTTGTCGTTGGTGTAACCACTTGGATAGTACATGGCCATGTATTCATCATAGCTAGTAGCACCATTGTCACCGTTGTCTAATGCTTCAGCTGTGTTCAAGCCCCAGGCATTTAATGCTGTGCCAGTTGGCGCTAAACGCATTGGTGTGTCACCAACAACAAACGCAGTAATACCACGGTCGGTGTTTAGTCCAATCATATTCTGAATTACTTCAGGGTAACCAGGTGTTGCCATTAGGTTAAATCCTAGTGTATCATTATCACGGATTGATTGATTAGTGTCAATTAGAGCCTTCATAGTTTCAACTACCTGCGCTCTTTGGCTTAATCTACCAAACTGTGGACCGCCATCGGCAGCTACAGCATTTTGTGATACCCAACGATCTGCATTATAACCTGTCATGCTAGCGTCACCGTTGCGTGTGTTAAGAGCAGATTTGTTGAT